AGTCTGTGTGACTGAAAATTCAAAAGGTATTAGTCTTGTTGCGTTAGCCGCTGTCTTAACAGCCGCTATAAATTTAGTACCAGGCCTTCTTGATGCACCCCCATGAGGATGAATAACAAAGTTCTCTAACCTTGAGCAGCCATTAAAATATTTTGTTACGTCAGTTCTACCATCCAGCCTGGGGGATAACTGCCCTGCTGTGAAGTTGGTAAAAGCATAACTAGCCTTAGCCATATTAGAACCTCGAATTAATAAAAGTTGCTGTTGCTACACCAGCGTTTTGAGTGTCAGTAATAATATTACCAGGGCTTCCTTCTGTCGCATCAACAAACCTAGCTTCAATTAACTTTTTCTCGTAGCTGGCTTTCATCTGCGTTGCCAGGCTGATCGATCCAATTAAAGGATAAGCTAAAGAAGCCGCTAAAGCCGCTGATATAGTTTCCATTAATGAGAAGTCATATTGGTTTGTGTCTAATATTCGAGCCACATAAATTAAATTAACTGTGGATTCATTTGTTAATATCTTCCGCCCTTCAACTTTAAAAAGAAAGTCAGCGGTTTCTAAAGTTAAAACCCTTAAACAATAAGGATCTGTGGGTAATGTGTATTGATAAGTGTATTCAAAAGCTGGTGCAACTGCATCAGCGGCTAAAGATGCTCTGTTAATAAGACAGTTCCAGGGATGGAATCTAAAAACAGTATCTCTAATAGAGTCATACCTTTGATTGCAAAGCCTTGCTGCTTTACTATCTTCTGTTAACGAAACGATTGAACTAGCGCCTAAATCAACCAAAGCGTTATTACATATATCCACAACTGAAGGCATGATAAATTCCTATAAAAAAGGACAGAGCATTTCTACTCTGTCCAAGTTTTTTGTTAGTTTACAACGTACTCGATAAGGAAAGCCATATCACCAGCACCACCACCAGCGGCATCAAAAGTTGCTGCAATGTAGTAGAAACCACCTGGATCAACATCATCACCAGCAGTTATATGTAGCTTTTGACCAGTTGTTTCCAAGCCAAGAGCTTCATAACGTAGCTCTGCAATAGCAGCTCCATCCGCAACAGAAGTGGCATAGATGTCTATGTCCTTAATAGCGGCTTTTTCTGTGTAGATACCGATATCATAAGTACAGCTTCCTCCTAGCCCATCTGATCCAACTTTAATTGAAGTCACAACAGCATTACTTGGGATTGGTGCAAGCATAACAATATCTGCGTTACCAGTATCAGTAGTAGCCAAAGCCACGTTACCTTGAGCAATACGAATAACACCGCTTAATAGTGCAGCGTCATTCATAACGACTGGGATAGCTTCATAGTTCGCTACGAGAGTTGAGTTTTTTGTAGTCATATCTAAGCCCTCCTAAGCTGATTCATCACAAAGGACAGAAACCACTTTAGCTTCTTCCATGCGTGTAGCTCCGAATGTGGAGCAGTAAAAGACCTGGGTTGAGTAGGATTTATCTGCCCTCTCATCAATCTTTGCCATAACGTCTTTACCTACACCAAGTTTAATTCCATCTTCTGCCCAGGCAAAACAAGTTCTGATGTTTGAAGCAACAGCTAGTCTTGTAGACATTATGAATTTAAATCCTAGGAAAGTATCAACTTCACCTTGAACAAGCGCTTTTATATTAGAGAAATCAGAACTTGTTACTGAAGTCACTCCTAATAAAGCTTCAACTTGAGCTGGTGCAACTGCAATATATCTTTGGATAGAAGGATCAACAGACCCATTATCTAAGATTTTCTTTGCAGCAATCAACTTAGCTACTGATAAATCAGCCGATCCATGAGCAATAATATTGCCAGCAACCATAGCTTGTGTTCCAGAACCAGAAGATCCAGTTCTTGATGTACCAGTTGCCGCTGTAATGATTGCATCATCAATAGATCTTCCCATTGCAGCAGCCGCTGCTTGAGCGTAGACGCTAGTTGGATCAGCTAACATTCTTACTTTATCAGCATCATCTATAAGATCTGCCCACTCATAAGTGTCTAGGGAAACCATCCTCCTACTATGTGGGGTATCTTGGATTAAAGTGTCTTGGTGTCTGCTTGCACGTTTCACCGCAGCTTGCGAACCAATTTGATCGAAAAATGCCTTCTCACCAGTTACTGATTCTTCTGAAACAGCACCACGCAGCAAACTTGTTTTTTGCTGAGATAGAAGCTGTACGTTAGAACTGAACTGATTTACGAAAGCGGTTGTTATCTGTGAACTCATATCACTTCTCCGTTTTGTAAAGTTTAAATTTAATTAAAAAAGGTTACCTACAAGAGTGCAGACCTGGGTAAATATTATGCGAGGGCGTTAGCTTATCCCGACTTAGGTTTTGTTACAGTTTTCAATGGAAGGACCTTCCCAGGTTTATCTTCAGTTGAACACCACTTCAAATACGTTTCGGCTCTTTCCAAAGGATTATCAATTATCCTTCCAGATCCGGTTTCAAGCACTAATCTTAAAACCTCTAGCCTAAATTCTTTATCTTCATCACTAATCATTGCTTAATTGCTCCGCTATTCTAAGAGATTCTTGAACAGACCAGTCATGTTCTGGATGTTTTTTATCCCAAAAAGGGCCATCTGGCCTTCTGATTTCTCTAAGTTTTGTGTTTAATTCTTCATTTGTTGGCGCACCGCTCATCTTTGTTCCAGCAAGTGTGTCTTCTCCAACCTTTTCTTTTAGGAATCTTCCTAACTTAGACATCATTCTTATAACATCTGGGTTATCTCCGAATAAAGAACCATCTTCCATCTTTAAAGTTACGATATCATCTGGCCCAAACTCTGATAAAATGCCATTACCTAGGGCAATGTTGTCATCAAATGCAGCGCCCATTTCTTTTTTAAGGGCATCAACTGTCTGTTGTTGCTTTATTATCATAGCGTTTGGATCTATAGGTTCTTGAGCTGTGGTTTCGTTAAACCAATTCAATAAACCTTGTGCCTGCTTTGTTTGCAATCCAAGTTTATGGGCTATATCCTTAAAGCCAGTTATCATTTCTGAATTTTCAGCTTGGCCTTCTGCTATTTTATTTTCAAGTTCATAACCAGAACTTTCAGCAGGCCTTCCCATTTTATCATAAACTACGCCCCAATCATCATCAGTCGCATATTTACCAGGGATAGCTACCTTGTCAGCTCCAATCATAGATTGAGCGTTGACAAAGGATTTCGCTAATTGTCCTACATCAGTAATTGTTTCTAGGCTTTTATGCCCTCTAATTTCTTCTGGAATTTCTGTGCGCCAATCAACTTTAACTGGCTCGACAGACGTTGCTTCTCCGACATCAACCGGGGCATCCGCTACCTGCGCTTCACTCATATTTCCGCCACTTCCTCTCTTTTAACTTCATCCTGCAGCATGGATTGTAAAAATAAAATTACTGTGCGCTGCCCTTCACAGTATGCCATTTCGTTTGACTCGTTTGAAAACGTAGTACCTTTAATAAAATACCTTCGTTCTAGATCTGCCATAACCTTCACGCCATCATCCGACTTTAAGATATTCTTATAAGACTGCCTTAAATCGACCTGGTTCATTATTCGATAGCTTTCATCATAGGAGCTGCGTTACCAGCCGCTTCTGCAGTCTGCATCATCTGTTGCTGCTCAGCTTGTTGCTGTTGTTGCTCCTGCCTTTGTTTTCTTACCTGGGCAACTTCTTCATCACCTTTAATCACAGAAGCTGGGATAGAAAGAACTTTAATCATTTCTTTAGCCATGCCATCTGTATCCAAGTGATCTAATATAGAAGGATCAATCTGTGCAAATGGAGATAACATTTCTAAAAATCTCATCATTGATTGGACATCACCCTGGCGCTGCGCTTTTGCCAATGGTGAAACGTATTCAATTTCAATGTCACTACTTCTCATAAATTCTGGAGCAGCATCAAATGCTTTTTGTCTTGAAAGTAAATTATAGGTTCTGGTTATAAGTGGTTGTAATAGTTCAAATTGTAGCCTTCCCAAAACTGGGCCAAGCATCCTCATCTTTTCTTCAGACCTCTGAACAACCTCGGTTGCTGTCATTTGTGGCCCTTGCCCAAGAAGTAATTGGTCAACGTAGAAAGCCGCTTGGATAGCTTTTCTACGCTGTTCTTCCATATTAAGACCAAGAACATTATTTGCGCCAATATTTAATGGCTCAATTCTATCCCTCGTTCCCGATCTGTAAAAATTTAGACCACCTGGAACTGTACGAACCGGCAGCACAAACCCATCATCCGGAACAAGCAGGGGAGGATCAACTTGCTTTTGCGCTGCTCGGATCGTAGTTTGACTCATAACGTTAATCATTTTTATATCGGGCAAAGCCACCATTGAAGGTGATCTTCCATAACCAACTTCATAAGAACTCTTTAAAAACCTTGGTACGCAGTAAGGTGATTCATCAAATCCGCTTTCTGATAGTACAGTTTTTCCTTCTGGATCTATATAAATGGATGCAAATGGCTTATTACCAGCGTCTATTTTTGTTATATCACGATCATCCCTCTTAAAAACAGCATGGATTAACGTAATCATTTCGTAAGGATTTTCAGATTCCCTCTTTAAAATCTTCTGTGACATGTTTTCCACGCCAAATTTATTGACAACTGCCCTAGCTGGCATCTGAAATTTTCTAAAAACTGTATCAACTCGGCCATTATCGTCTTCTGAAACGTAACATTCTGATATATGCCTGGCTGAAAACCTAATTTGGAAGTCATCATCACGCTCTATAAACAGAACACCAGTACCAAATGTAATTAAATCATGGTATAATTCATGGATTTGCTCAGCAAAGTTAGACCTAGCGAACGCCTGGTACATAACATCTTCAACAGTTCCTAACCATTCCTTAGCTTCATCACTAGATTCCAGCTCTCTATCTCTAAACCTAAGAGAAAACCATTTAGTTGACATATTTGTAAGCATCCCATGAAGAGAAGCGCTTAAAAGTTCTGCTGCTAATGGAGCTGTTGTGTCAAACATAAGCTCGGTGTTCTTATCACCAGGGGATCTTTTCTTAGTTATATCGGCTTTCCTGGTAACAACATAGTCACCTATTTCTTGCCAATGACTTTCCCAGGTAGCTCTTTGGGTTTCCAGACCACCTAACCTTTTTAAAAGAAGGTGAGCTGTTGAATCAATCTCTGCCATTTATCCTAAAGTTCCTTTAAGTCCTGGTTTTAAAATCGTTGTTAATTGAGTTGTATCGCCTTGCGGACTTGTTAAAATTGTACCTTTTCGACTAGCTCTCTTTGAAGATGAAGCTGAACTAGCGTTAACCACTCCATTTGGGTTATAGCTTGAGCCACTTGTTTCAGTAGGAGCTTTTACCACTTTCTTTATTGCATTTGTGTTAACTCTCGCCACTTGAGAAGAAGCATCATTAGAATTGTCATCTGGCTGTTTATTTGGGTCAAGGTCTGGGTTTCCGCTATAAGTGGTAAACTCAGTTCCAAAAGCATTGGTTGTGTTTACAACACCTTCAACAGTTCCACGACTACCATAGACCGGAGAGCCACCTCTTTGTAAACTTTCCTGCATATAACCACCAGACAAAGAAGAAATTAAGCTTAACGCTCCAACACCAGGCATTAAAGCGTCTACCAATTTACTACCAGTAAGACTTCCAAGACCTTTTTCTTGCGTAGACAAAGCTGAACTACCAGCGTAATCACCAAAGCCAGAAGCTAATCCAGCTTCCGACATCTGATCTTGACTTTGAGCCGCTGTCATTCCAGCTATAGCGTTTTCTTCTTCCATTTGGTCAACAGTATCTTGATTGCCTGGATCGCTTGTTTCAGCTCCCATTTATTAAGATCCTAATAAAGATTTATAAGTTATTTCTTCATCTTCAATCATTCCAGTAGGTCCAGTTAAAATAGTTTTCTTCCTAGACTTTTTCTTAGGGTCAGTTCTTTTTCTATCGGATTCCGCCTGGATTGTTGTGTTGGGTTTTACAACTGGTGGCGGTGGCGGTGCAGATTCAACTGGAGGAGGTGCTTGAACTTTAGGTGATAAAAACGACATTAGACAGCAACTCCAAAAACATTATATGAACTATCCGCTATTTCTTGCGGCGGCCTTTCGAAACTTTTGTTTTCTTTAATTCCAACTCCACAGTACCTCCAGGCATCCGCCGCATGACTTGAGAAATCATGTACCGGAGTGGCTCTAAAAGTCCGTAATCTTTCGTTATAGGCTCTGTGGTAATGCCTAAGCGCTTCGAGTCCGACTTTACATTTGTCCTGGTCAAACCAAGTGCGTGATATAAGCATCTGTGCAGCATGAATCCCATCTTCAATAGGTAGTTTTGGAACAACCCGAAAGTTGATCCCAAGGTCATAGGCAATCTCTCGGCGGCTTTTGCCAGTTCCAAGTTCCCTAACTTCAATATCATGCGGCGCATTGTGAGTGCCATAAACATAATCTTTATTTGCAAGTATTTTCGCATAATGGGGAAGCCCCTCACCCCTTGCTTCATAATAGTCAATAACATGAACTGCCCTACTTACATTCTGGGTAAACCAAATAGCGGTGCTATCCCCTATTCCTAGATCCCACCAGGTATCAACTCTATGAGCTGGGTCATATGGAACGTTTCCAACCCTGCCAGCTTCTTGAGCCGCTTGTAATTCCTTACCAAAAATAGTTCCTGGTACATTTGCCACCCATGAACATTCAAATTCCTGGGCGTATTGGTCAGCGCTCATCATAGATTCAGCCGCTTCTAATTCTTCCTCATCAACAATCTCAGTTTCACTTGCCTTATAAACCTTGGTAAACCAATCATCACTATTCGTAGCCGCTTCATAAAGATCATAAAAGGCGTTATGTCCTCTAGGCGTTCCAATAAAAAAAGCCCACCCCTTCCGATCAGACAAAGCTGGTCTTAAAACTGTAGGAAATAAACTCTCCGGGATATCAGCCATTTCATCTATACAGCATCCATCAAGGTAAATTCCCCTCAGCGAATTAATATTTTCAGAACCCAGGAGCTGTATTCTTGCACCATTCGGCAGATCACATCTAAGCTCAGTTTCATGGAAAGATACCATAGGCACTTTCTCAGCAAACTCTTTCAAATACGCCCAGGCAACCATCTTAGCTTGTCGATAAGTTGGCGCTATATAAGCGTATCTAGGGTTGTTCTTTGTGTTCAGTATTGCTGCCCTCAGCAAATGGTTTATAGCCATCACAGTCTTGCCAAATCGTCTGTGGCACACAACTACACCCCAGCGTTTCTTATCTAGCTCAGCGTGTAGCTTTGCTTGGAGAGGCCTTGGCTTGTAAGGTATCTCAATGTTCATGTGTCAGACACTCCTAAGCAAGGATATATTATGGTATAGAAAAGCGCCCCGATCGCTTTGGGGGTATGGGGGGTATAAAAATATTTTTGCCACCCCATCTTACGCTATCAAATCTCGTATGGATTCTAACTGCAGCATAGATCACAGCTCATTGGTTACGTTATTGATTACGAAACCAGGTAATTAATTCTAAATGATAATGATTGTGTGTTGCATTACTATTATTAATCTCGTGTGCGTGAATACTGCCATGATTGTAGACAAATCACAGCAATGACTACAAAGTCTCTACTGTTCCATTCTGCCAACTCAACGTAATCTGACCTTGAGCTGTTCCCTTATCTTCTGGCTTATCTCTTAGCCCGCTACTCTGCATCTGCCTAATGTGCTTATCCTTATGATCGGCTTCCAGCCTTCTTCTCTGAACCTCAGCCATTGCCAGCTTCGGATCGGTAGGCAGCGGAGCTTCGACTAGATCTATGATCTGATCTCGCATCACTTCACATTGAAGAACTCTGGCTTGTCTATATAAAGAGTAAGCTTCTTCATTCTCTTGAACATGCCTTAAAACAGTCCTCCAAGAAGGTAAATGCTTACTTTGGGTGCAAATCCTGGTCAAACTAATACCTTCAGCTATACTTTCGCATATCTCAGTCATCTGCGTTTTATTTACTCTTAGTTTAGCCATCAGCTTAGTTTCGCCTTTAAAGTAATAGCCTAGCTCATGAAGAAGCTAGACTATTTGTAAGGATTTTAATGAACTGAGAGGATTGGATTAATACTATTGTTCCTAATCCGGTTAGCTCCTCTGAGCTTAATAAAAACCCTACTATTTTGGGAACATTCAGTCAAGGCTAATGATTAAAATAAACTTAATTTATATTTATTTAATCATACCTATTGACGTTTAACGTCATGTGTATTATATTAGTTATATAAGAAACAACCAAGGAGAATATTGATGAGCGCATTTATAGTAAACCCAGAGCATGTAGCAGCTCTTGCTGCTTACACTCAAAAAGCAGGCAACTTCAGCCATGCTTACAACATGATGACAAAGAAAGAAATCTTCAATGGTGTAGAGAACTTCTGTGCTGTCCTGGCTAATGCCAATGTTAAAAGCTTTGCTGATAAATACAACAAAGGCAAAGTTGATGAAGCTGACTTGATGTTCACTAAAGAATGTATCAAGGAGCTTGGAAAGTTCAAGAGCTTGATGGGCTGTTATAACAAAGACACTTTGACTGATGCTGACATATACAACATGGCTCAATGTTTAGAGTATCAATGTTGTGAAGTTAACAACTGGTTTGAGACTGATGCTTATTGGTTAATCACTAAGATCAAAGGGATTGCAGCGGGCAACATGGCCAAGCAAGCAAAAGTTCAATGGACTTTTAAGGCAGCTTAGGAGAAGCAATGAAGAAACAACCACTAAAAACAACTTGGGTCGATAACAGCATTGCTGTTACCGGCAAAGATCCAGAAACTATCAAGCTTATATGTGAGTTGATAGCTAACAAACTAGCTGGCCTTAAAAAGCCTGGCGCAAAGGAGATAAAATGAACGCAGTAATGAAATATGAAGCTATTTGCGGTGAGCTGTTAATAGATCCAGCATTACCTTTTGAAGATGAAAATTTCATACTTTTCATGCAGGCAGTAAAAAAGATGAAAGACATCAAACCGCCAAAGCATTGGGAGCTAATCAAAAACTTTCTAAAGGAGAATTATTAATGAAAGTAATGAAAAAATGGAAACCAAAAGGAGCTTGGAAAACCGCAAAGTTTTTCAAGGTACGATTATTTGAACCAAAGCTTCCCATATGTGGAAGCTTTTTAGTTTGGGCTGTTGTTGGATACAAATGGGTTCGAGTAATGAACCTGGTTCACACAGTTAAGTTTAAAATGAGCCGAAAAGCTTGGGATGAATTAAAAGTCTGTGATCTAATGGTAAACGTTAACTATGAAGGAGCTGCGTAATTAAGAAGCCCAATAAAAAAGAGATCTTAAAAAAGTTCTTAAAGTTCGTAAAGATGAATGAAACCAAGCCCATTGAGGAGTGGACTTGGATTGAGTTAACTAGACATTGTCAATTAGAGCAAAGCATTAAACTACTAAAGGGAGAAGCAGCTTAAAGCCTATAATAAAGATTAACTAAAGCATCTTTATATCTTCGCTTCACAATCCTAGGATCATGTAGACCTAGGATTTTTGCTAACTTAGACCACTTAGGTCCTCTCTCTCTAAATGCAGCACTATGACTAACAGCCCAGATAAGCCTTCTATCTTCTGTATCTAACTTATGCAATCCAATTTCTACAGCTAAATCTAACCTGGTAATTTGCTCTGGTGTAGCTTTAAGCCTGGTAACTCCTTCTGAGCTGTAGCCATAACCACTCCACTCAGTAACGTAATCTGGCCAAGAAGCCATTTTTTGATGTCTCATACTAGCCGGTAACTTTCTTTCAGTCTCAGCAGCTTCTTTAAACAGCTCATCAATATCAGTAATACTATGAATCTTATCTTTCATTAAGAGCATCATCAGTATTTTTAAGCCATTGAACTTTATCAAGCAGCGGCATCCTCAGCAAAGCTTTCTGAATCTCCTTGAAATCTTCAAATGAATAGTTGGGTCGCATCTTAAAAAGAACTCGGCGCTCTAGCTCATCAAAAGGGTTCTTTTCGTTTCTGCGTATAGCTGATCTATAATTTGTGTTTGTAAGCTTAGCTAAGTTCTTAAAAATTGAAGTTGTATTAAAGCTACTCTCAGCGCTACTAGTAGTATAGCTAAGCTTTGCGCTACTCTTAGCGCATAACTCGTTACCTCGATTATATGAATCACTTTTCATCTGTCAATCCTCCGAATAGAAATAAATAGTTTGCAGCATCCCATATGTGATCGCTGTCTGGCTTTCCACAATCGATACGAGCTAGTTTCATTTCCACTAATATTTTTGTTATATCGGCAGCAGTTATCTTTTTACCAGGAGCAAGTTTATTGCCCAGGCTTAGATTCACCCTGGCAGCTATGTTGTTATACAATGGCTTATAATCGCCTAGCTTGTCTGCACGATCTTTTAAAATGATCGCAGCTTGTTCTGCGTGTTGTTGTGGTTTCATTTGTTTTCCTCACATTGTTTGATAGCCAGCCCAATACGATATGTTATCTGTGGCAGTAGAGCGTTCCCAAGTTGCTTTAATCGCTCGGCTCTGTATTCATTGAGATGAGTAGTTCGTTCGAGATGTCTGGGTTCGTCCAACCATCCGGAAAGCCCATTAAATATTCCACGAAAGCTGGCGAAAGTTTGGCTGTGGTCTTGTGTGGATTGTCCTTCTGAATCTGATAAGCCATCTCTGTCTCCAAATACCTCTTGTGTCTCAAGGTTGCCATTTTCTCTGACAAACTCATGTTCATCCCTATTGATGCTCTTGGTGTTGGCCACATTTTCTGATCTTCCATTACTACTTTCTGTCCGAGTGTCGCTAACTCTGGGTTCTTCACTCTTGATGGTGGTACTGAGCTTCCATCCTTGTAATCCCTCGCTCTTGGTGTTGGCCACATCTGCTGCTCTTTCAAGGTCATTCCTCTGATCCTCTGCCCTGATGCTATCAACACCTCCTCCTCCAACACTTTCCCCCCTTTCCCATTCGGTCTGCTCCCCGCTTGAGTTCTTGGTGTTGGCCACATCTGCACCTTGTCCGCTAGATTCAGACCATGACTCTCCCCGCCATTTGGTGATATTCTGCGGTTGTTCTTGTTCAACTTCATGCTTGGATGTTCTGTTTCTTGTGTTGTTGGTGTTGGCCACAACCATTCTTTCATCCTTGGTGGTCTGAGTGTTGTTCCGTTCATCATGGCTTGAGCTTCCTTCTCCGTTAGCTCCCCTCTCTCCACTAGATCTCTCATTATCAACGTCTGACCCTCGCTCGCATGTCCAAATCCCTTCGTTGTTGGTGTTGGCCATGTTCTTGCAGATGATCCAGAGTCTATCCCTTTTGTGGGGGCGGAAACCCGCAGCTGGTACAATAAATGTCGCTGTGGAGTAATCAAGTGATCCCATTTGGCTAAGTACCTTGTCGAGGCCGAGCGAAATGTGGCCATAAACATTTTCGAAAACGCAGTAAGTGGGTCTTGTTTGTGCAA